ATGACATCTTTGTAGCGACAGCCCAGTCTGGCCCGCTGACGCTTGGCGCACCGTCGGGAACGCCGTTCAACGGCCAAAAGATGATCCTTCGCATGACGGCATCGTCAACAGTAACGCTTAGTTTTGACACGAGCTCTGGCGGCTACCGTGCGGTTGGGGTCTCTTTGCCGACGGGCGTTTCAAGTGGGTACACCACGTACATTGGCTGCATGTGGAATAGCACCGCGAGCCGCTGGGACGTCCTTGCTGTAAACACAGGGGTCTAATATGGCTGACCTTTATTGGAACGCACCCAGCTCACCGGCGTACTACACCGACGCCGCTAACTGGCGTGTAGGCTCTACAAGCGGCCCCGTGTCATCTTCGGCACCCACGTCTAGCGACAACGTGTATTTTTCATCATCGTCGTCTTTGATTGGGTGCATATTTGACGCCAATGTCAGTGTGCGATCATTTACGGCAGACGATCCAAACGGCAGTTTTACGCTTGGACCCGGCTATGTAGATTCATTTGAAATTCAGGTGAGTACAGGACTGGACATCACCTATGCAGGCTCCAGTCAGGCGGTAATTTTTTCGCAGTGGAGTGTTCTGAATGATGCTCCAGTAGTGTCCATCTATGCAAATCCCGGCGCATCGTCTACGGCGCAAATCAAAATCGGCCAAAATCAAATTGGCAAGCTTGAAATCATTGGCAGCACAAGCGCCACGACGCAGTTGTATTCAGATGCGGGCATTAGCGTATACCCGTTCAAATGCTACATGCTGCAAATTGATTATGGGACGGCGCAATTTGTGGTGGCGTCTTGTAATGGCGCAATTCTTGGGTACCCATCAAACACCAGCACCAGCCGTGCCGCTGTCAGTATGCCTGTCGACGCATACAAAAAGTTGGATGCACAATTCCCCGCATCCAAGCCAATCGTTTTGTTTGGTGGCTTTTACTCCCGATCTGGCTCGTACCTTTACAACTACGACCTGACATGGGCATCTGATACGCAAATTCACTTCCGCGGTGCATCAGCAAGCTCTACGCTTTCGGTTTGCCCAATTCCATCCGGTCCGGGCGTCCCGATAGCTGCCAAGCAGGCACCGGCGGTATTCAATTACCTTGGGGAAAACATCTCTGGCGGATCGGTGAGTAGCGGCGGCATTTTAGTCATCGACTCTACCGCTATTGGTCTTAGCGGCGCTTGCCCTACAAACGTTTACTCGGTTACATCAACGCCAGCAGGTTCTGTGTCTGGGTCTTTTACGCGCGGCGTCGAGCTTGGATCAACTGTGGGAACCTCACGCTACACGTACCTGCAGATCCCGGGGTCTGGGGCATCGCCTGCATTCACGGTGTACGGGGACTCAACACACCAAGCAACTTTGACGGGAACTTCAGGAGCCACGTCTCAGGGCTATTTGGCATACACAAACGTTTCTTCGCCAACGCTGACGCTGTACTACACCACTGTCACAAACGTAAATGCCGTCACGACAACCGGGTCTCAGTACGTTGCTTACACGGCGGATGGAAACATCAACGGAGGCAACAACACAAATTGGGTGTTTGCTCCTTCGCAAAGTGGTTTTCTGGCATTTCTTATGTGAGACTATATGAAACAAGTTTTTGAACCCCAAGAGATCGAGCCGGGTGTGGTGGAAGTCCGCACTGAGATCGAGGTTGTGTGTATTCACTGCGAGGACCCGGTGTCGGCGCTTGAAGAGGCCGCCGGTGTGTGCTCAAATTGCGGTAAGCCTTGGTCTCCCAAGCAAAGCGTAGCGCTTCACGCTACATCTCAACCAATGTCTGGAGCATCTGCATGAAAGATTACATCCTTGCCCGCGCAAAAGAACCGTCCACATGGCGCGGTTTTATCCTGTTGCTAACTGCCCTCGGTGTGCCTATTGCCCCGGGGATGACGGAGGCCGTTGTTTCTACTGGTTTGGCTGTTGCTGGGCTGGTCGGCGTTGTTACATCTGACAAATGAAAACCAACTTCGTTAGCGCCCTCGCATCCGCCCTCAAGCACGAGGGCGGTTTTGTTAATCACCCTAACGATCCCGGCGGGATGACAAACCTTGGCGTTACGAAGAAGGTCTGGGAAGAATGGGTCGGGCACCCGGTTGATGAAAAGACCATGCGCGCCCTGACCCCTGAGCAGGTGGCTCCTATGTATAAGACCAAATACTGGGACAAAATCCGTGGGGACGACCTCCCTACCGGGGTAGATTACGTCGTGTTTGACGCCGCTATTAATTCTGGACCGGGGCGGGCAGTAAAATGGCTCCAAGCCTGTGTGGATGTAGACCCCGACGGTGTTATAGGCCCAAAAACTCTTGCCGCAGTGGCGGCCACTCCCACTGACCAGCTGTTGGACGATTACGCAAAACGACGATTGTCGTTCTTGATGGATTTGCCACACTGGGGTACATTCGGTAGAGGCTGGAGCCGCCGAGTGGCGGAGGTGCAATCTACGGCTACATCCATGACTGCATGAGGTAATCCATGCCACTCAAGAAATTCTTACTGAAGCCCGGAGTAAACCGGGAAAACACCCGGTATACAACCGAAGGTGGCTGGTATGACTGCGACAAAGTGCGGTTTCGCCAAGGCACACCTGAAAAAATTGGTGGCTGGCAGCAGGTGTCAAACAATACGTTCCTCGGTGTATGCCGATCTCTTTGGAACTGGGCAACTTTGGCCGCGCAAAACCTGCTGGGCGTTGGAACAAACCTGAAGTTTTACATCGAGCAAAGCGGCACGTACTACGACGTCACGCCACTTCGCAGCACCGTAACACTGACGAACCCGTTCGACACTATTGATACCCTGACAACCGTAACCGTAAATGACACGGCTCACGGTGGTCGCACTGGCGACTTTGTTACCTTCAGCGGCGCGGCGACAGTCGGCGGCCTTGTGCTGGATGGCGAGTTCCAGATTACGGTTATCAATGCGGACAGCTACACGATTCAATCGCCTACGCCCGCAACGAGCACAGCTACTGGCGGCGGACCTGTCACCGCAGAATACCAAGTAAACACTGGCGCTGCTGTTGAGGAGCCGGTATCCGGTTGGGGTGCAGGCCCTTGGAGCTACGGAGCGTGGGGGTCAGACGTTGGCTCTGCTGAGCCGATGCGCCGCTGGAACCAATCCAACTTCGGTGAAGACTTGGTATTTGCGCCTCGTGGCGGTGAAATCTACTATTGGGACGCTACAACCGGACTTGAGGTGCGTGGGGTTTTGTTGTCGTCGCTGGCTGGCGCATCTGATGTTCCAACGGTGCAAAACAACATTTTGGTGTCGGACATCAACCGGTTTGTCTTTGCCCTTGGCTGTAACGACTACGGCTCCTCGGTGCTAGACCCAATGCTGATCCGTTGGTCAGATCAGGAAGATGCTACAAACTGGACGCCTTCTGCAACAAACCAAGCGGGCTCATTGCGGCTCTCTCGCGGCTCAAAGATCATCACAGCGCAGCAGGCACGGCAGGAAATTTTGATCTGGACAGACGCCGCCGTGTATTCGCTGCAGTACCAAGGTGCGCCTGCTGTTTGGGGTGCCCAGCTGGTTGGCGAGAACACATCTATCGTCAGCCAGACAGCCGTCGGATATGCAAGCGGAACTGCGTTCTGGATGGGCGTTGACAAGTTCTACACCTACGACGGCACCACCAAAACACTGAAGTGCGACCTGCGGCAGCACATCTTTTCTGACTTCAACTTTGACCAAGCCGATCAGGTCGTAGCTGGCACGAACGAGGGCTTTAACGAGGTCTGGTGGTTCTATTGCTCCGCTGGGTCAACTGTGGTCGACCGCTATGTGGTTTTCAATTACTTGGAGCAGATTTGGTATTTTGGCACTATGGGGCGTACCGCGTGGCTTGACTCCGGCCTACGCGCTTACCCTGTTGCTGCTACGTACTCGTACAACATTGTCAATCACGAGCAAGGTGTCGACGACAACGAGACGGAAGAAACCCTACCGATCAATGCGTACATCACATCGTCTGAATTTGATCTGGAAGATGGACACACGTTTGCGTTTGTCTGGCGCGTCCTGCCGGACATCACGTTCCGTAACTCAACAGCCAGCAGCCCTCGCGTGACAATGACTTTGCTGCCGTTGAAGAACTCGGGCTCTGGGTACACGGACCCGGCATCTGTTGGCGGCGAGAATTTTGCCGACGTCACCCGCACTGCAGTTCTTCCGGTCGAGCAGTTCACTGGCCAGATTTTCACTCGCGTACGTGGGCGACAGCTTGCAATGAAGGTGGAGTCCACCGATCTCGGCGTAGCGTGGCAGCTAGGAGCTCCTCGTCTTGATATGCGCATGGATGGGCGTCGCTGATGTCAAACCAGCAACTCATCAAGCTCGCATCGCCAGCATTACCGCTGTCGCCGACGCAATTCGACAAGTCATACCAAGACCAGCTCAACAACGTACATCGGCTGTTCTATAACCGGCTTGTCGGTGCGTTTAACCAAGTCACTGGCCCTTTTGGTGGTCAGTACATCGACTGCCCCAACGGGCTTTTCTTCAACACAGCGGACCAGACTTTTGGGGCTACCAACACGGCGTACTCCATCGTGTTTGACCAGACCTATTTGACCAATGCCGTGGCCTTGCAGTCGGGCAGTACCAGTAAGGTAGAAGTCAGCATCAGCGGCATCTACAACTTCCAGTACACCGGGCAGGTGCTCAGCTCAAGCTCCAGCGCCAAGACTATTTTTGTCTGGATCGCCCGTAACGGCACGGACATCGGGTACTCGACACGGGCCAAGACTGTGAGCAGCAACGGGCAATACACCGACGTCGCATGGACGTTCGACATTGACCTGCAGGCTGGGGACTACATTGAGCTGAAAGCGTCTGTCACGGATACCAACCTCAAGCTAGACGCCCAAACAGCATCTTCGCCACACCCCGGCATCCCGTCTTCGGTGATGACTGTCAACTTCATTGCACCGCTACCGGCAACCTTGCCAACACCGCCAAGCCCCTGATAAACTGACTGCTCCGCTAATTTCAGCGTGCTTTTGGAGAACACATGAACGAACAACTTACCCCCGAGCAGGAAGGGCGCAAGACGGTCAAAATTATGCAGGACTGCTTTAAGTCCTTTGGACTATCTGACAAAGAGGCGAACACTAAGATCGGCGCCCTTGTGTCCCATGTGCAGTCTTCTAACGGGTCCTTTACGTTTTTGCGTATCCGGGACGTCGTGTATACCGTTGAAGTAACGGGCGTAAACCAAGTGGAAATTCACGCAATACCGGGCGGCTCGTCAAAGCAGGACGACAAATACCGTGTCAAAAAACTCGAACAGACCCTGCCAAATGCACTTGCCGTATTGCAGCAGCTTGGCACACAAGTTGTGTACGTGACAATGCCCAAAAAAGATTCCAAGCCATACGACAAAATCATGGAGGAATTTGGGTTTGCCAAAAGAGACATCCCAGAGGAAGTTGGGGCCGCAGATTTGATAGCCTACATAGCGAGAATCCAGTGATTTTGTTGCCCGAGCTAGTGCCTCCAGCAGTTGTAGTACCAAGTCTGCCGGGCGACATTTTTCCAGAAGTCCGTGCTGATAGCCCGGATGAGTCCCCGGCTGAGCCCTTTGATTCACCGCGTCGCGTAGCCGCGCGTGCAGCAATAGAGGCTCTACAAACAGCCGCTGAAACTGACGGTACGCTTGCGGTGCCGGACATTACCGTTGCCAGCCAGTTTTCAGAGCGGCATGAGTTATTTGGTGTACACATGGCAACCAGAACGACCAGTGCTCCAAAAGGCTCCGTTGTTGTTGGCGCAGTGCATAAATACCCAACGCTGAACGTCCTCCTAAAAGGTAAGGTGCTAATGGTGTCGGAGCATGGAAAGCGTATGCTGGTAGCCCCGTGTATGTACATGCAAGCTGCGAACACAAAAAAAGCAGGCTGGGTACTAGAGGACTGCGAGTTGACAAACGTGATACTGATGCCTGATACGTACAAAGACCCGGCGGAGGCTGAAGCGGCGGTACGTGCGTTTCACACAGTTCCAAATTACAATGACGTTACTGCGTGCGCGTCCCCCGTGGTACCTAAACGGATAGAGGGTTAACCATGGCCGTAGTCGTTGCTGCTGTTACATATTTTGGCGCCGAAGCGATTGGCGCTGCGGTCGTGTCGTGGTTTACTACCGCCACACTTTCGACTATAGCCCTGACTGCAATCGGCACAGGCGTGATTGCCGGTGCGTCTACGCTACTACAAGGCGGTAGCGTCGGGGACGCGTTCAAGAACGCGCTAAAGGGCGGCGTTTCTTCCTATGTTGGTGGCACCATAGCTAAGGGTGTCTCTGGCTACGTGTCCTCTGCGGCCAAAGGACTAGAGATTAGCACCGCCACGTCAAAGATCATTGGCAACGTGGTTGGGAACGCCGTAGGGGCTGGGAGTTCTGCCGCGCTCCAAGCCGCTTTTAACGGACAAAACGCCTTTGACGCATTCAAGAAGCAAGGTCTTTCTGCTTTGGCAACGGGCGCTGCGGGCGCCCTTGTTAGCACGGTAACGAGCAATCTCGGATTAAAGACGAGTACAGGTAACGCAATAAACGACTCACTTGCAAGAGCTACAAACGCGGCGCTAGCTGGGGTTGTGACTGGCAAAAATTTTGGCGACGCGTTTGTAAAAAGCTTGGCCACGCAGGCTGGAAAATACATAACGACAACAGTCGGCGACGTTCTAAAAGAGGGCTGGAATAACGGCGCAGAAGCAGCTTTAAAATTAGCTGAACAAAAACTAGACAAGGCCAAATATGATCTCCAATACGCTACAGTGACCCTTGGGCGCAACTCTGATGAGCACAAAGCTCTCGAATATGCACGAATTGCGGAAAACAAAACCGCAGCAGACGCCGTGGCAACTGCGTATCAAGACGTATATAAGCGAGTAATTACAGACGCGCAGGATGCCAACGGTAACCTTAGCTATGACGGACTCAAAGCAAGCTTAGCAAAGTTTGGGTACAGCCCGGATCCCGAGTTCTACCCGCAGGGCCAAGTTTTTAAAAAGGGCTCCGGCAATAACACGTACCGTATAGACCTCCGCACACAGGGCGGTGGCGACCCTGGTGCAGAGCTAGATAGATTTATAAGATGGCAGGTTTCCATTCAAGTAGGTGACAAAGCTACTAGATACGAGCTAGATACCCTACTAAATGGAGTGACCGACGCGCAAGTTGCAAAGCTTAACAAGCTCGCGGATAAGACCGGCTTTACTACTGCATCTAAAGAGGTCAATACAGCCCTCTCAAACTATATAACAGAAGAGGCAAACAACGCTGCGCGGGTGGAAGGCGTTGTTACCGACGCAATTCAGGATTTAGCAGACTTTTACGAAAAAACAGGTCGTCAAATTACAGACGCTGAGCTTACTGCTGCACAAAAGACAGCGGACGTATCTGGGTTTATCGGAACGCTTGCTGACTTTTCTGAAAAAACAGGTCGTCAAATTACAGACGCTGAGCTTACTACTGCACAAAAGGCAGCGGACGTATCTGGGTTTATCAATACACTTGCCGACTTTTCTGAAAAAACAGGTCGTCAGATCAGCAGCGCCGAGCTTACTGCGATGAGTCGGTACGAGAACCCGCAGGACTTTATATCTGCGGTTTCTGACCTTGAAGCAGTAAATGGACACCAGCTTACCACCGCCGAGCTCAAACAAATCACGCCTGCTACAGACGCAGAACTCCAGACTCTGGTAAGCCAACAACTTGGCTTGGATCGCAGCAGCCCTGCCATGGCTACCTTTTTGGAGCAAAACAAAGGTAAAACCCTTGACGAGATCAGCAGCGTGGTGGGTCAGACGCTCAACAAGCTGCGTTCCGATATTGTTGCCGCAGGTGGCAAGGAGCTGACCGATAAACAGTTGCGCGATAAGATCTTCTGGGACACGTGGGTTGGCGCCAACCAAAACGCCCACCGTGCCGATCCTACTCTGGATGAGGCATTCTCGAACGTAGTGCGGACCAGCACACCCGCACCCGCACCCGCGCCCGCCCCTGCAGCTCCAGCTCCAGCTCCAGCTCCAGCTCCAGCTCCTGAGCCTGATGTCATTAAAGACCTGCAAGATGCCGGTCTGACTGAAGAAGACAAGCAGTTTGAAGAGGACTGGGCGGATGCGCTGGCGGGTAAGGAGACTATTAAGGATGTCACACCTGAGCCAGAGCTCGCACCCACAGAACCTGCCAAAGTTATTCCTTCTGTAAAAGAGGCCACTGACGCGGTGTACTGGAAGCTTGGGCTCGACAAAACTAGCCCTGCCATGGCTACCTTCTTGGAGCAGAACAAAGGTAAAACCCTTGATGAGCTGAACGATGTGATGGATCAGACGCTCAACAAGCTGCGTTCCGATATTGTTGCGACCGGCGGCACGGAGCTGACGGATAGCCAGTTGCGCACCAAAATCTTCATAGACACGTGGGTTGGCGCCAACCACAACGCCCGCCGTGCCGATCCTACTCTGGATGAGGCATTCTCGAACGTATTTAACGCGACAAAAGGGGACCTTCCGCTACAAGCACCAGCTCCAGCTCCAGCTCCTGAGCCTGATGTCATTACAGGCCTGCAAGATGCTGGCTTGACTGAAGAAGACAAACAGTTTGAGCAAGACTGGACAGATGCGCAAGCTGGCAAGGAGACTATTGAGGACGTAACCCCAACGCCTGAGCCCGAGCCTGAGCCTGAGCCAACGCCTGAGCCTACTCCAGAACCTGAGCCGCCGATAGACAGCAGCGTGCCGGAGTGGTCCAGTATTCCAAAGCCAGACTTACCCCCAGAAGTAAGCGCTGAAGACGCGCTTGCCAGAAGCCTAGGGTTTTTTGATGCTGCACAAATGGCGGAAGCCGCCGAGGCTGGTTTTTCTAACTTTGAAGACTGGCGACACTACAAATACGACCTGCCCACTCCTGAGCCTGAACCTACCCCTGAGCCCACTCCTGAGCCTGTAGGCCCACCCACGCAGGAAGAACAGCAGCCGTCGATTGACGATCTGCTGAACGAGCTGGCTCCATACGAGCCACCAGTTGAACCCGAACCTGAAATTCCGGAAGTCACGGTAACCGACGAACGTCCTGACGATTTTGAGCAGGACTGGAACGATGCCATGGCTGGCAAGGAGACGGTCGAAGACGTCACCGATGCCGTAGACGAGGGGACGCAGGTGCCCGCTGAGCCGGATGATTTTGAAAAAGACTGGGCGGACATGCAAGCCGGTCAATTTACGCCGGATGAAGCCGCTGCCGGGGATGACATCCCGGCTAATGACGAGCTGTTGGACATCATCAACACTCCAACAGGTGGCACGGAAACCCCTGCACAGCCTAGTGGTAATGGCTATTATGACGAGATCACTGGGGAATGGGTTTCCGATGAGAACGGCGGCTTGTTGGAAGAACTGACCAACGAAACCAGTGGCACTGCGGACATGAGTGACTGGCAAGTTGACCCAAGCAAGGGGCTTTGGAAAAACACCGCCACGGGGGAGGAGTGGTACACCGATCCTTGGGACCCAACTAAAGAGGGTCTCAGTGGGTACGACATTATGAAAAGCGCAGGCGCGCTTCCGGATAGCGTTGCACGTCCGCCAAGTATTAGCGGAGGGGCTGGAGGTACTGGAGGTACTGGAGGTACTGGAGGTACTGGAGGTACTGGAGGTACTGGAGGTACGCCGACGCAACCCAGCGGCGGGTCGGACATTGCGCAACTGCTTACCCTCCTTGGCATTGGACAATCAGGCTACTACCCCGCGCAGGCGCAGGCTCAGCAGGAGGAGCGGCCTTGGGAAGAGTTTATGGACATTTCTTCTGCGTTTGACCCAACAAGGCCAAGCGGTTCTGCTAGCCAAAACAACCGGCAGACGACTAAAATTGCAACTGGCGGGTATCTCGATGACCTGCTCAAGCTTCTTAAATAAGGGGAATCGAGATGGATGACTTTGAGCAAGACTGGGCCGACATGATGGCCGGTAACTATACGTGGGACGAGCTATCTAACAACGTTGATACCGGATATTACAGCTCTGACGACGCTGCTTTTGAGCAGGACTGGAATGACGTGCTTTCGGGGAAGTACACGTTTGACGAGGTGGCGTCCGGTGACGATATCAAGAGCGATGCGGAAATGCTGCAATGGGCTGCTAACTCCGCGCCGGGGTTTGTTTCCGGGCTTGTGAAGAAGCTGGGCAGCTCCGCCGGGAATTTTCTCAAGAAATACTTGTACGATCCGGAAACCGGCAACTACAACTTGGCTGGGCTCGCTACAGCCGCTGTTGGGTTGTATAACGCTTTTGGCAGCGACTCCTCTGCCTCCGGTGGCTACAACAAGCCCGTACCCAAGATGGACATGGTTCGTCAGCAGGTGCAGTACAACGACCCTAACCGCCGTCCGGGCGAGTCTGGCCGCCAGTATTTCACCGATACGCAGTTTGTTGCGCAAGGCGACGCCGCTGCAAAGACCGCAGCTCAAGAAGCCGCTGCTACACAGGCCGCAGGTCTGGCTGCTATTGCACCGAAAGCCACAGAAAACGTTAACCCTTGGGCTGGCAAGATGAATCTGGCCGCCCTGAAGCCCGCAGAGAAAGCCGCTGTCGTTCAGCAAGCTGCTAGTCTGCCCCAAATCCCAACAGCTGAAGGGTTTGCGCCTGCAGCTGTACCAACTGAAGGAAACGCTATGGCACACGGCGGTATCGCTAACCTAGCAAAAGGTGGTCGCTACCTGTCAGGTAAAACTGACGGCATGGCTGATAAAATCCCCACGTCTATTGACGGCAAAGACCCTGCTGCGCTGAGTCACGGGGAGTTCGTGATCCCTGCCGATGTGGTGTCCCACCTTGGTAACGGTAACTCTGACGCTGGCGCCCAAAAGCTGTACGACATGATGGCTCGTATTCGCAAGGCCCGCACCGGAAGCGAAAAGCAGGGTAAACGCATCAACCCGGACAAGTTCATGCCGGGTGGTCTGGCTCAAGCCTACGCTGCTGGCGGCGCTGTTAAAGGGTTTTCCGGACAAACCGGTAGCTCTGTGACTTCCAACACCGCGACAGGCAATACCGCAACCGCAGCTGGGATCGCCCCCGACACCTCCAAAACCTCCACTCTGTCCCCATGGGTCGGTGACTACGTCACGAACGCGCTCGGTCAAGGCGCTGCGCTGGCGAATCAACCGTTCCAAGCCTACACCGGCCCACTGACGGCTGGCCCCTCAAACCTGCAGAATCAAGCGTTCGCCGGCACCAGCGAGCTGGCGCAGGCTGGGTTTACCCCCGGCACGTTCAACACCGCTGCCGCCAATCAGTACATGAACCCGTACCTGAGCGCAGCACTGCAACCATCTCTGGACGAAGCCCGTCGTGAAGCCCAGATTTCTCGTTTGGCAGACGCTAGTCGTTTGACCAAGGCGGGTGCGTACGGCGGTGGTCGTCAGGCCATCATGGAGTCTGAGCTCAACCGTAACCTGATGGACAAGCAAAACAAGATGCTGGCTGAGGGTTACGCCACTGCGTACGACAAAGCGATGGGCCAGTTCAATACTGAAGAAACTGCACGTAAAGGAGCTGCAGACTTTAGTCGTGGCGTCCTTAAAGACTTGGCCGATCTCGGCGCACAGCAGCGCGGCATCGAGCAAGAAGGTATCGCAGCAGACAAAGCAGCGTTTGAAGAGCAACGCGATTGGGCATACAAGATGCCCCAGTACCAGCTCGACCTGCTCAAAAACCTGCCAATTAAGTCTGAAACGACAAGCATTGACCAGACTACCTTGCAAAAATTGCAAAGTGACATCTCGGGCCTTGCGGGGCTGTATCAAACACTGGCTAACCTTGGCCAAACTGGGGGCTAATACATGAATCTCGTCAAAGCACAGGCAGTAGCCAACGATCTGCCGATCTCTGAGCTGCAGAAGTACGCCAATGGGTTCAATCCGGACATGATCCCCCCATGGGTAGCAGCAGGTGTTATGCAGGAGAAGATGGCTACCCAGCAAAAGCTGGCCAACATGCAAGGCGCCGCGCAGGGTGAACAGCCCAGTGTCAAAGAGCAGATCGAGCAAAAAGCCGGTCTGATGGCTCTGCAGCAACAGATGAAGCAGCAGTCGGCGGGTGGTATGCCTCCCATGGGCTCCATGCCTGTGCCAGAAGATGCTCCGCAACCCGAAGCCCAGCCCGAAGCGTTCATGGCCGCTAGCGGCGGTTTGGCCCGCCTGCCCGTGCAGTTTGGTTTCAACGGCGGTGGCATTGTGGCGTTTGCGGAAGGCGGCAAAGCGTACGAGACTCCGTACGACCGGATGAACCGAAAGAATCGTGAGGCTGAGGACGCCAAGCAAGTGATTGAGATGCCCGCCGGTACGTCCCAGCAGGAAGCCGCGCAAGTGCAAATGGAGAACCCCGACGCCGTGGTCCGCGTTGCCGATTCTGGCAAAGGCTGGAGAGACCTTGCTGCAAACCAAGCTGCGCTGCGAGAAGGTATTGCCAAGGCCCTGACGTACAGTTCTGACAAGGCCGCTATGGATGTGCCCCCGCAGGCCAGCTATTCCAATGAAGGCCGTCGCGCAACGCCGTTCAAACCGGCTATGGATAAACCCGAGACTATGCAGGGCCAAGGAGCAGGAGCTCCTGCTCCTCAAGCAGCCCCTCAAGCCGGTTTGCCCGGTGCATTGCCTGCTGGTCGCTCCCAAACGAGTCCAATGCAAGCCGAAGCTTTGCAGGCGATCCGTGGGCTTCCCAGTACTGCACCTACTCCAGAAGAGGCCGTAGCGCAGTCCAACAAGATGCTGCCCGGTGTTGCTAGTGAAGAAGCTCAGCGCAGGATGTACGAAGGCCAGCAGAAACGCATTTCTGATCTGGAAGCCCAGTACGCCAAGTCGCGCCCTAGCGGTCTGGATGATCTGATTCGTGTGTTTGGCCAAGCTGGTCAATATAAGGGCCTGTCCGGACTCGGCCCTGCATACACTCAGAACCGCGAAGCCAAGCGTGCTGATGAGCTGAACTTCCAAGCCAAGATGAACGCGCTTCGTGCCGACACGGAGAAGGACGAACAAACCGGTGCCCGCGATCTGTTTGGTAAGCGCAGCGACTTGTTCAAGACTGGCACAGAGCAGTTCGGCCAGAACATTCGCGCTAAGGCCCAGAATTTGGCCAACATTTACCAAGTTGACCAGCAGGCGGTTAACAGCATGTTGTCAAACGCCACCCACATGGCGACGGCACGGATCAATGCCGACCAGAAGCTTAACGTACTGACCCCCTCGCAAAAAGCCGAGATCGTGAACAAAGCAATCGACAACGTGGCCAACGAGCTGAAGGGCAACCCCGCTCTGATGGCGCAGTCGATGAAGGACCCCGGCTTGCGGCAGCGGTTGGTGAACCAACAAGTCGAGCTGTTGATGAAGGCCGCTGGCGGGACTACAATGGCGGGAGCCCCCGGCGCATCAGGCCCCGGCGGAACCATGTCAGGCTGGGGGAAAGCTTCAGTCGTTAAATAGAGACCATCATGCCACTCTACCGCATCACAGCACCGAACGGACAAACCTACCAGATTGAGGGCCCAGACGGGGCAAGTGATGCGGAGGTAGCGCAAGCGGTCTTAGCGCAGTACCCCGAAGCCGGGCAGCTGCCGCAGGCACCAAAGCAGTCCACTATTGGCAGTGAGTTCGTACGAGGCGCCAAGCAGTTAGGCTCCTCTACGCTTACAGGCCTGCAGGCGCTGGTAGGAAGCCCTGAAGAAGCTGCACAACGCGGCGTCGCGCGCGGCCAAGCTATCTCCGAAGCTGCTGGCGAAGGCCCCTCGTTCGAGGCGGTCAAGAAAGCCTACGAAGACAAAGGCCTGCTATCTGCAGCAGGCGAAGCCGTTTCTCAAATCCCCCGTGCTCTTGCTGGGCAGGGCGCTCAGCTAGGTACCATGGCCGCTGGCGCGCGTCTGGGCGCTATGGCTGGCTCTGCCGTTATGCCCGGTGCCGGCACCGTGATTGGTGGCGCCTTGGGCGCTGGCGCTACGCTCCTTCCGCAGTTCTTTGGCTCTAACGTCGAACGTCAAGCTGCCGAGCAGATGGAGCGTGGGGAAGACGTCAGCATCGACCGTACAAAAGCCGGTATGGCGGCTGCCGGGCAGGCCGCTATTGAGGGGGCCGGTACAGCATTCACACTGGGTAAGCGGGTAGTCAAGGGCGTGCTGGGCATCGCAGACGATGCAGTCCTGTCCACTGCCAAGGCGCAGAAAGAATTGGTCAAAGCTGCGGAGCGTTCCCTGTCTGGCACCGTAGCCCGTGGCGCCGCCCGAGGCATGACGGAGATCCCGGTTGAAGTCGCCCAGCAGGTTATTGAGCGTGCACAGGCTGGCCTCGATCTGACCTCCGAAGACGCCCTGAAAGAATACGGCGAGTCTGCATACCAAGCTGCCCTGATTGGCGGCCCGTTGGGCGGAGCGGGTAACGTGGTTGACCGCAGCGGTGCCCGTGCAAAGCTTGAAGCCCAACGTCGGGAGCAAGCTACTATGACGCCGCCCGAGGCGCCAGCTCCTGAAGCGCCAGCCCAAGGCGAACTGTTCACCCCAGAAGAGATGGGTGTGGGACAAGCCCCCAAGCAAGAGGAACCCGCAGCTACCCAGCCTGCGCCCGCAGTGCCCCAAGCGGCGCCAACCCAGCAAGACTTGGGCTTGGACTACCAACGTGAGGTCGAGGACCTGTTCCTTGAGCGCGAGCGCCTGAAAGCCGCTGAGCAAACCCCCGAAACCACGCAGCGAATCGCCGACCTGTCCGAGCAAATCAAGAGCTACCTTGAGATGGACTTTGCTGAGAAGCAGGCCCAGAAAGCGCAAGATGCCGAGCAGGCGCGTCAAGACGAGCGAGCCCGTGAAAGGTTCCCTGCACTGGCCAATGCCCCGGAGCTCATGGCGCAGTCTGACGAGGTGAAAGCCCGCACGCAAGGTGAACTTTTCCCCGCTGAAGAACTCGGCGGCAGGTTTGAAGGCCCGCAAAAGACTGAGCCGACCGAAGCTGCGAAGCCAACGCAGCCTACCCCTGTGCCACCCTACAAGCGTACTGGCCCGTACCAGTACAAGCTGCCTTTGCGTGGCCGCGCCGGCGAGATCACCATGCAGAACCTGATGGACATCGGGCTGCCAATGCGCACCTCCAAGCAGTGGCTGGAGCAGAATGTGGTTGGTAAGACCCGCGCTGAGATCGCCGACATGATTGCAAAGGACCCGAGCCTTACCCAAGGCCGAGGTGCCCGCGCATTGATCTTGCGGGAACTGACCGCACCCGAAGTTAAACCGTTCAAGGAGGCCCCAAGTGCGCCGACTGCCCCTGTTTCTGTCGCTCAAGAGCGACCTGAGCCCCGAGCAAGTGAGCCTAGCGTGGCAGTTCCTAGCGAGCCTGCCACCGTACAACCCCCTGCTGCCGGAAAGCCAGATACCCAGCCCGCCGGACGAGCTCAAGGACCTGTCAGCAGCGGACTGGTACCTGCTGGAAAACCTGTTGGACAACGAGATGCACCTCAAGGAGCACAGCCAGCTGCAGTGAAGGAAGAGCCAAAGGCCCGCAAAGAGCGTACGGTTAAAGAAGCCCCGCTGCCTGAAGAGCCGACCACCCCTGCAGTGCAGCAGCTGGAGAAGGCCAAGACTCTGGCCGAGTTCAACGCTGCTATGGATCGCCTTGTGGAGATTCAGCAGTCCAAAGCGCATCCTGAGAAAGAAGCCGTAGGCGAGTTCATTGGCGCCAACGAGCGCCACCCTGCGTTTGCCAAAGCCTTTGAAGCTGCCGTCGAGCGCGCACGCAAGAAACCGCAAGCCCCTGCGAAAGCAGCTCCGGCTGAGCGCGACATTGAGGAAGCCCCCAAGAAGGTTGAAGCTGCTCCGCGCAAGAACGACGCATACTACGAGCCCATCGGCATCAACAAGAAAACCGGCAAGATCATCCGTGGCCCGCAGCAGCTCCTGCAGCCGATCGACGACAAGACCGCCAAGGCCTACTTGGAAGAGCGTGCTACTCGCAAAGAGGAAGACGCCATCACCAAGATGGAAGAGCTGCCGTCCAAGCCGAAGAAAGACGAGCGCCAACTGGAATTGGACTTCAATGCGCCAGTCAAAGAGGAGCCCGCAGAGGTAGTCGAGGCGTTCGACCAGAAAGCGCTCAAAGCGCTGGAAGGCGCGTCGCTTGTAGACGCAGCAAAGTGGGCCTCGGAGAACCTTACACGCCCAGACTACAAAGTGATCGCCCAGCGTGTATTGGTCAAGCTGCAGCAGCTGCAATCACTTGGCGCGGTACTGAAGCCAGTGCAGATCACAAAAGAAGGCTACGCATTAACTGGCGGGGCTCGCGGGCGCACAATTTATGAAGCTGGGCGCGCAGGCAGTAAGAGCTCTATTGAAATCATTTTGAACCACCCGTCAAACGGAGAAAATTCTGGGGTTGTTCCTGAAACGATCCTGCACGAGCTGCTGCACGCCGCAACGCTGGGCACTATTGAGCTTGGAAAACGCCGATCCGCTGCCGGCTCTAAAGTCGGAGACGCTACCCGCGAGTTGCTCAAAGTAGGAAGCGCCGCGATCGCGCACTTTAACGCAAGGGTTAAAGAAGGTGACGCCAACCTGACCGAGTTTGAGAAACGCATCTACCGTGGGCTCAACAACGCGATGAATGACGAGCATGAGATTTTGGTTTGGTCTCTGACCAACAAAGACATGCAAGAGTACATGGAGTCTATCCCCTACCAAGGGCAGACCTTGTGGAACAAGTTCGTCACGCTGATTCGTGACATGCTGGGCATCCCGGCGAAGGCAGATACCGCGCTCTCTGAGCTGCTGCGCGTTGGCGATACGATCTTGGGGCTTACGAAGGAAGACATCCAAGGCGCTGAGAAGCAGGTTGGGAAACAGTTCCAAGTCTCCGTTGGTACGGAAGCCCTGATCGACTCGATGGGCCCGCTGGATGCCAACCAATCGCATGGGCTGAAGCGCTTGATCGACGGCGTGAAAACTCTGCCAGAGGGTGTGAGCTACGCCACCAAGTTCCGTACCCAGTACGCTGACTCCGCTGCTACGATCGAGCATCGTTTGCGTGAGAAGTTTGATGGCGCTGTGCGCGACAGCCTTGGCAACGTGAACCCAATGGGCCTGTACCGCCAAGCGCAAGACTACTCCAAGATGCTGCTGGAATACTTCCAGACTGGCACGCTGGTCAAGGACAAAGACACCAAGATGTGGCGCGCCGAGACAGGCGAAGGCGTACGTGCCCCGGCTAAGGTGTATGAGCTGATCGACAAGTGGGCAGCGAAGAACGGATACTCCCGCGAGCGCGGCACGCAGATTGCCAGCCGTATCCTCGAAGGCGTGCGTCTGGACGCAATGCGCAAAGCCAACCAAACCGAAGGCACCTCGTTCCTGATCCACTTGAAGGACAACGAGATCGACCAGTTGGTTGCCGAGTACAAGGCGGACAAAGGCCTGCAGGAAATGAGCAAGCTCATGGACGAGGCCCGTATGTCGATGATCGACAACATGGTCAAAGTCGGGCGCCTCACTGCCGAACAGGGCAAGCTCTGGAAAGCGTCCGTAGGCTACGTGCCGTTCGACCGCATCGACGACTTTGCAGCTGGGTTCAGCAAGGTCAAGAAGATCAGCGGTAAGGGCCTCGCTCAGCTGGGCAAGCTGCCGGAGCTGGTTGGCTCTCTGAACCGCCCTGTGGGCAATGTGTTCGATAACTACCTGAACACGCTGGGCTGGATGGTCGGCCAAACCATGAAGAGCGATGCTACCCTGCAAACGCTCCGCGCCTTGGAAGACCTCGGTCAAGCCAAGTTCCTTGGTCGCAGTACTCAGCAGTTGGCCAATACCGTCGGCGCTTACGTCGACGGCGAGATGATGTACTGGGAGCTGCCCTCCAAGTACGACCTGATGGCGTTCAAAGACCTCACCCCGCCAAAGGCTGGTTGGATGCGTGCGTTCGGGGAAGCGTCTAACATCCTGCGTAAAGCAGTGACTATCTTGCCGCCCTTTGCGCTCAAGCAGGTAACAGACGACGTGCAACGTGCCATCCTGACGTCCGGTGTGAAGAACCCCGGCGCTCTGCTGCGTATGACGCTGACCAACTTCCCCAAGCTGGCAATGGCTGAGCTGCGCGGTATCCAGCACCCGGTCGTCAAAGAGTTCGGCGCTATGGGCCTGACCGGCGAGTACGACTTCCAAGCTGGCAAGCCGGCAACGTCCTTGCTCAAAGACCTTGGGTACAAGCCCCGTGGCAAAGTGGAGAAACTGCTGCACAAGCTCGACGGCGTGACCCGCGCATCTGATTTGGCAGTTCGTGCTGCCATTTACGAGCAAACGCTAAAGGAAACCAACGATCAGCTCTTGGCGCAGACCCGCGCACGAGAGTTCATCAACTTCCGCCGCCGTGGAGCAAGCGAGCTTGTGGGCGCCGCGACGACCATGATTCCGTTCTTCAACGCCTACGTGCAGGGTATGGACGTGCTGTACCGCGCCGCCTCCGGCATTGATTCGAGCTCGTCGGTCAACCGTGCACAGGCTCGTCGTTTGTTCTGGAGCCGCGCAATTATCGCAACGACGCTGAGTTCGATGTACGCCCTCGGTAAGGGCGACGACGAGGACTACGCAGACATGGACCTGCGTACCCGCGATAGCAACTGGATTTTGCCGGGCGGCTTTAAGATTCCCGTGCCGGGCGAACTGGGCGCCATCTTCAAGGTCATCCCTGAGCGTGTTGTCGAGTACATGCGCCGCAGCGGTACGCCGGAAGAGCAGGAAGCCTTTGAAGCCGTGCGCACTGCGCTGAGCTACATGTACGAGCAGTACGTGGGCCGCGTGACTCCAGTGCCGCAAGCGGTCAAGCCGCTGATCGAAATATGGGCCAACAAGTCGTTCTTGACTGGCCGTCCGTTGGAGGGCTACCACCACCAGCAGCTGGACCCCAGTATGCGCCGCACGGAAGGTACGTCCGAGATGGCTGTTGCGATTGCAAACTTCAGCCGTGCCCAAGTGGGTGTGGAGGTCTCTCCGATCATGATCGACAACGCGCTGCGCGGCTACTTCGGCTCGACTGCAGCACTGCTGACGACCGTGACTGACTCTCTGCTGAACCCAACGCGAGCCGATCGCCCACTGCACAAATGGGCCCTGCTGTCAAACTACATGTACGACCCGGTTGGCACCCGCCGCATGACGGAGTTCTACGAGGCCCGCGACGAAGTGATGAAGGCCAACGTCACGCTCAAAGAGCTGATGAAGACCGACATTGACCGCGCAGTAACCTACGCTGAGGAGCACGCTGACGAGCTCATGCTGGAGTCAGCCATCAACTCTACCTTGCAGCAACTTGAGAACACCCGGGCATACCGCAAGTTCTTGAACAGCAAGGATGGAGCCGACCTGATGGACAGCAGTGAGCGCGCCGACCAGCTCAAGGAAATCAAAGAGATGGAAGTGCAGCTGACAGCGTGGCTACGCGAAGCGAAGACGGCGATTCGTAAGAGTCACTGAACGCGCCAGACGCGGACGCCGTAGCGTCCGTACTCGCACCGGTTACGTACTGCAACACGTATTCCTAGCTCCTTGGCGACAGGGGCTAGGACTGCTTCCGCCTGTTTCTGCGTTGCCGCCGTCGGAAGGAAAAAGGAGCAGCCCAGTTGGAACTGCTCCCACATCACGAAGTACTCGATCCCTTGCAGGGTGACTACCCGCAGCTCGACTTTAGGCGGTTCCGGCGGAGGCGGCGGCTGCTTACTCTGCCTCTTTGTTAAACGCGGTTTCGTCGATGCCAATGACGTCTCCATCGAAGATGTAGCAGCGTACCGCGATACCACTCAAGCCGCCGACAGCACCGGCGCCGATACGGGTAGGGTGTGACTTGCCGTCATGCTTGAGGTACCGGACCATGTTGAGCCGGTGCAGGCTTTCCTTGACGTCCACCTGCCGGGCAGCAAAGTAGTTGCGGAACTCCGAAACCGGAATGGCCAGCTCACGCGAACTCGGGTCGTAGCGCATACGCAGGCTACCCTTGGGCATGACTGCAGGACGCTCAGGCAACCCGCCGGGCGGAGTGTACGGAGCCACCAGCGCGTTGTTCACGTTGTCGTTAATGAACGCACCCAGTGTCTCTTGAGCCAGCGTCAGGGGGTCTGCAATCTCCGTACGGTTCGCCTGTTGGTTCTGCCGGACTACGCTCAATGCAAACTGGTACACATGAGAGATTTCAATCTCATGCAAGTGCAGTCGCTGAGCGATCAAAGCGCCAGTCATGGCGCAGGCCAGCATCGCGGAGTAGAAGCGGTCAGCCTGATCTAGGCCCAGCTCTCGGTCGATCTTGGTCTGCATGTCAACCAGCAGCTTGCGAACGGCGTCCATGTTGGAGATGACGTACTCCATGAAGATAGGCCCTGCCACGCCGTAGTTGGAGACCAGCTTGCCGAACACCTCGTCGATCTCGGACTTGCTGGCACCGGTGTACTTAGGCACCGACACTTCCAACACGCGGCGCAGCTCGCCGTCAGCCGTACTCTTGAATTGCTGGAGCAGGTCAACGATAGAAGCGTTGCCGGACGTGATCGTGAAGTTGCACCACGTCGTGTGGTTGGTACGCAGCTTGTTGGACTGCGACTCCATACGGTGTTTGCCGCGCCCGGCGGTACTGCCGTAGGCCATATCGGAGATCACTTTTGGCTCTTCGTTGGTGATCTCGTCCACCGTAAAGACCAAACTGTTGACCATGCCGAGCATGTGCATCTTGGCGGCGTAGGTGTCTTCCTTCTTCATCAGCAGCTCTTCCGGGTTGCCGAAGATCGAGTTGGCGACCATCTGCGCGGTGGACTTGCCAGAGCCAGAGCCGTTGTGCTTGAGGTGGACGATCGCGCCCTTGACCACGTTCTTAGGTAGCAAGCGCAGCAGCGGCGAGCCAAACCCAAAGAACAGCGTGAGTGCGTGCGGCTCCAGACCCGGGCGGTCGTAGAAGTTGGCGATCTTCTTCCACTCTTCCAAGGTACCGGTAGGCTTGAACGCACTGGCCAGCTGGCGGGTACCGCTAGCAGGGGGTGCGAGCTTTGTGCCCGAGGCCGTATATTCCAGTTCGCCCACAACGAAGCCCAGCATGTCTGGGGTCCAGCCCATCTGGTTGCGGGTGCGGTTAGCAGCGTATTGTGATTGCAGTTTACGAATTGATGATGCAAAATAAGCCATGAGCAGCTCCAGTCGTTTGCCGTAGGCGATGACACCGTTGCGCACCAGCAGGTCACGCAGCTTGTCGGTAGCGAAGAGCGAAGTGGTCGGGGTATAGAAACGTCGCACACCGTCTTTACGCATGTGCAGGTTCACACCCACCATCTCGCCATCTCCATCGCCGTGCTCGTCCGAGTCGAAAAAGCGCTCTGTCAGATACAGGTCATCTGGGTAGATTTCAACCTCTACGTCGTCACCGTCTTTGTTGCGGTCACGGCGGAACACGCCGCCATTGGCGCCTCGGAAATAGGGATACGGATATGCAGGGATCGTCAGCGTGACTGCCGGAGACTCCTCGTCCTCCTCTTTCTCAATCACGTACTGGTCATCAGTGATCTGCGCCTCTTCCACGATCTTGCCGATCAGGATCGGGCTGCTGACCATCTGCTTGCACCCACGGCAGCCTTCAGCGTAGTTGTCCTTGTACCACTGGCAGGTGTAGGGGCCCTTGGTCTCGGCAGCTTTGGCTTCGGTGTCATCGGAGTTGTAACCGGGGTGCGCACGCGAGAGTTTATGGATTGCAGCAGCGCCATCTTCACAGCGCACTGCGATAGACAATGCGGCCCTCCACAGCGGCTCTTCCAGCGTAGCGGCGTCGACGATTGCGTGCTTGATCTGCGCACAGCCTGTACCCTTAACGCTTCTGGACACAATGCGGCTGAAGTCGCACTTGGGGAACGCGCCGCCCATGATGTCACGGGACGCGTCGTCCAGACCAAACTGTTTTGCAGCGGACAAGTCCACAGGCAGCTCAGGCAGCAGCGCAACGAACACGCTAAGCTCAGTAGGCTGGCCCTGCGCCACGATCTGTACGGGGCGGGACTGGCCGTTCTTGAAGTTGTGTGTGCCCGGTATGCGCAGGATACGTGCTATGTCCGCAGTTACCGCTGGGTCAGCGTGGAGATTCTGCTGGGTGCACAAACGCTTGAGAGCCTTGGCGTGCGGGAGCCACTCGTCGGCGGATACGTCGGCGGTCAGCGGCCAGTACACGTGCAACCCACCGCCAGAGTTAACCAGCGTCGGGCTTGGGAGTCCGGTGTCTTTGATGAAAATAGCAAGTGCCTGCGCGGCAGCTGCTTGGTCTACGTACGGTTTACCCGTGCCGCAGTCTAGGTCGAGAAAGAACGCACGCATGTACGCTGCGTTATCTGCCTTACGACCGCCTTGAGCATCCTCAAACGAGGCCAGTGCGAAATACGCATCTACGCCTTGTGAGTCAAGCCCTTCGCCGATCGCGCCTACATCGTCCACTGTCTCTTGGAACGATTGTTTGACCACACCATTGCGGATGCCTACCGTGCAGTAGACCCCCTGTGCGGGCAAAACGGAGTTGAGAAAATCAGTCACATATCCTCGCTGGTAACTGGATGAAAAATGGGACGGCAAACTACTGCCGTCCCAACAGACGAAATCACTTACGCAAACGCGCTGTGAGGTTCGGGATCAGTTCCAGAAACCGGGGGTGTGGCGTTGTCTTTCCTGTCATCCAGTTGTAGACGGTCGCACGAGATGCACTGAGCTTGGCAGCCACCAGCGAGATGGGCACGCCGCGCTCGATGCAAACATCCACCAGCGCCCGGACAACCGGGTGCAGGTTTGCTTTCGCTACTTTTTTGATGAAAAGGGAGTCAAACCCCCGGAGTCTTTTACTCATCGTCGTCAGTTGCCCAGTCGCTCAGGATGTCCGACACGTCTTTGGACGGTGCCGGGGCGGCTTCAGCCTTTGGCTTGGACGCACGCTTGACGGGTTCAGCGTCCTCAACTGCTTCAGCCTTCTTAGCCTTGGCAGGCACAGGGGTCTCAGCAAACGCGGCGGGCAGTGCGGGAGCGCCAGTCTCAGCCTTGGAGGGAACCATCTTGAACTCGACAGCTTGCTTGGCGTCTTCCGTGGCGCTCTGAGCCTTGGCCAGTGTCCACTCGTCTTGCGACAGGGGGCGCACAGCGCGGAACTTCAGAACAGGCACAGCTTCGCTCGTATCGAAGCGAGCCTCGGTCACGATGCCAGTGATTGGGATACCGTGGCCAGACAGGAACTTGCCGAACGCTTGCAGAGGCATCTTGTCGCCGTCAGCCTTACCAAAGTAGGACTTGGCGGGTACCGACATGCGATAGATGTTGCCGCCGATGTCGTTCTCCAGAGCCACGGCCAGACGCTTGCTGTAACGGCAGGCGCGGGACTTGCCATCGCCGGAGCCCTCGATGTTCTGAGGGCAGGTAGCGCAGGCGGCGCTCTGACGGCTTGCTGCGGGAACTTCTTCGTTGGGCACTACACCTTCTGCAGACCAGCAGGTGGGTTTGATGTCTTTGCCTTCTTCGTACTTCTCAGCGTAGAAGGTGCGGGACACGCCCTTGCCAGCGGCAATCACGACCACGTTCATCGACCGGTCTTCGTTCTTGGCTACTTCTTCGCCGCCAACGATCATGCGCCAAACGCCACCCTTGATAGAGATTTGCTTGACCCCGGACGAACCGGCAATGTCTTTGGTGATGCTGTCTGCGGCTTCGCGCAGGTAGTCGGGAACGATGGAACCAGACTTGAAGAGAGTGATGTTGCTCATTTTGATTTCCTTTAACAAAAGTTACTTGGTTGCACGGCGAACCGTGATCGAGTATTTTGACTCGACATTTACACCTGCGGGCATGAGGTTCGGGTTTTCCTTGATGAGTTCCGTGAAGTTGCCTTGGTGGATACGTCGTTCAAGAAGCTCCGGCGCATCATGCTCGCGGATGAACTTGTACATACTGTCCCAGTCGCTGGTCCAGTAGCGGGTCTTAACAGACCGTGTGAAAGAGCCAAACTGCGTTTTGCCGCCGTCCTGCCCAGTTGTCTTGCAGATTTCCAACAGCTCTTGCTCGATCACTCCCATCTGGGCGCTGATCTCGTTGATCTCGTCTTCCATCTGTTTTTGTTTTATGTCGCGGGCGTCTCGCATCTTAATGTATGCCTTGACTAGCGCGCTTGCATCTGCGGTCATGGTGGTTCTCCTTTACTTACGTTGAACAATGTCAAAAATTATACAGTGTCAAACACCGTCGTCAAGCTCTTGTTTGTACAACTCGACAAGACTTTGGTGTAGATCAATTTTGCTCTGGAGCATGGAGTACATCCGACGCTCCACCGGGCTGCCTTCCAGATGGGTGATGGTCACTTTGTTCGTCTGCCCAGCGCGGTGCGCACGGGCGTTGGCCTGCAGGTATATCTCGGTTGACGACACTGGGCCCCACCACACAACCTGATCGGCGCGTGTCAGGGTAATGCCGTGAGCGGTAGCCTGCGGCACCATCAACAGCACACGGGGGTCGTCCTCAGTCTGGAACTCTTTGATGATCTCGGCCCGGCGTGTGGCGGACACCCCGCCGTGAATTACCGCTGCCGTGTACCCGGCCTTGAGCACCTTCTCCTCCAGCATGTCGAGCGTGTGCCGATAGGGCACGAACACTAACACCTTGTGTGATGTGCCTGCGATAACGTCCATCAGCTCGTTGACGCGGTTGGTCACGTCGAACTCAACGACGTCCCTATCGTCCGTATAGACCGCCCCTTGGGAAATCTGGAGCAGCTTGTTGAGCATGGATGCAGCGTTGACTGCGGTTACTTCGCTACCGGCGGCGATTACGGCCATCTGTTTGCGGATAGTGTCATAGTACTTGGCTTGCTGGGGCGTGAGAGGCACCTGCCGCGTGGAGTACAGCATGTCCGGCAAATCAAGGCACTCTTCCTTGGTGAACCGTATGGCGGGCTGCAGGGCTTCGTGCACGATCTCTTGGGCGTTTTGACGTGGCACCCACCGATACTGCGACATCTTAATCATGACCTGATCGCGGAACGCGCCGTAGAAACGCGGCACCTTATCTGGGCTGACCATCTTGGCTAGGCCGTACGCATCCAGCGGTGACTGCGACGCAGGGGTACCAGTCATGAGCCACAGGCGAGTGCCGGGCTTAATGAGCGCCGCGAGGTGTTTCCACCGATCGGTCTGCACGTTCTTTACGGCGTTCGCTTCGTCGACGATAATGAGATCGAAGCCCCCTGCCTGCAGTTCGGGAGAGACTACCTTTACGCCGTCAAAGTTGATGATGATGAATTCGTAGTTCCCGTTAACCACAGCGGCTCGCTGAGTTCGCGTGCCTTGGGCGATAGCCACCGTCCGGTGCATCACGGTCTTGAACAAGTCTGAGCGCCATGCTGTCTCCATGATAGAGACGGGGCACACCACCAGCACACGCTTTACTTTGCCTTGGGTCATGAGGTAGTCAGCCGCCCACGCCGCCGCAGAGGTCTTGCCCGTGCCCGCTTCGTTGAACACGTAGCACCGGGGGTGCAGAGTCAAGAACTCCGCTGTGGTGCGCTGGTGCTCAAACGGACGGTACATACCGGGCCACTTGTAGCGGCCAAGGATGGGGCTGGGCACGTCTCGTATGCCCAGATTGCGTAGTAGTTGCACCTCGTCAAAGCCCCAGTTGACGAGTACTTGGTCGACGTCGCCGTTGCTGGCTACGACCTTGCTCTTTGGAATGATCGTTGTGATCTGCGACGCTTTACGCGTGTTGAACAGCAACGCTTTGTCTTGCACGACTTGCATGTTGCACCTCGATAGAAAACACTTAAAAAACAAAAAGAGCCGGGTAGTTGCCCACCCAGCTAAATTCAAGGAGAATCACGTTGCCAGTTGTCGCTGGCAACCAAATCTTACATTACTTTTTGCGCTCGCGCTTGGAAATTTGCGACTTCATTGCGCCCGTTTTTGTGCGAGAGAAGCTCGTGTTCTCGCCCTGCGGTACCGCCCGCAGATTGCTCAGCTTGGACGTGCCGCCTTTGGACATAGCCTTCTTGTGGTCTACATCCACGTCGGCTGGCAGATCGCCGTGGGCTTTCTCGTATGCTCGACGCGCCTTGTGGCGCTCGGACTGGGCTTTGAGCTGGGCGGGGGTGCCCTGATAGCGCTCGTATTCCTGCTTGTAGTTGCGTTTAGTGGCCATTGTTGTACTCACATGAGGAGACTGGACAGAAGCGGCAGAGGGCGGAACTGCGCGGGTTAAACACCCCTACGTCCACTGCCTTCTCAATACTGTTCGCCCGGCCACCCCACTTGGAGAGGATGTCGGGCAGTTGTTCCCGGCTGAACTCGGCTTTAATGATGTCACCGACGACCACAAATAGCAAGACCCCGCGCACTCTCTCAACCGCAGGATGGTGCAGCATGACCATGGCAGCCATGAGTTCGAGCTGGGAGGTGTCGGCGTAGCGGCTTGACTTGCCTGTTTTGTAGTCGGCGACTCTGGCGGTCTTGCCGTTCTTGCTTATGGCGAGGTAGTCTGGGATACCCCGGAACCATACGTCTTTGTCAAAAAAGCCACACGGGCTAAAGTCATTTCGGATACCCATCTTTTCTTCGCACCGGATGTCGCCCGGGTGCTGTGCGAGGGGCTCAACGAATGGCTTGTACTGTGCGAATTGCTCGGGTAGCGCGATGCCATCCCGGATGAACTCTTCAAAGGCTTTGTGTACTGCTGTTCCATATAGAGTTGCTTCAGTGTCTTTTGATTTGAATTTTTTGAGAATACGGACTTCGTTGTACCGACGAGGGCAGCCCTCGTAGTCCTTGACCGACGAGTAGGAATGTGCGAGTGCCATAGAAAACTACCAGTTGATTTGCCAACCTGCAGTTTAACAGTCCCCATAACTTTTGCCTACACCGGATTCGCAGGACAGGGGTAGGCCAGCGGCCCACTTGGGGTTCCAGCTCATGCACTCCTCCAGATAGGCTTGTGCCACGTCCGCTTCGTCTTCCTTGGCGATGATCGCCACGGCGTCATGGACGGTCAGCACGACCTTGTACCGCTTGGATACGCGGAGCATCTGTTCTGCAACGATGCAGCGTGCGATGGCTTGGGTGAAGTTCTCCACAACCTTACCGCCGTAGATTTTCACCGGCAGGCCCTTGGACGTATAGACAAAGTTGGTCTTGCCCTCGCCGTCCGTTTCGCGCCGCAGGTTCGGGTACTGGATGAACAGCCCGCTGGGTAGTGTCAGCCCCTTGTCGGGTACGGCCTTGACGATCCCGACCGCGTCGATCGTGAGCGTTTGCTTGTTGTAGAGCGCGTGAAGCCCTTCGCCTGCTTCGTACCAGAGGTCGGCAATTCGGCTGGAGCTTGAACGGTACGTGTCAATAATGCGCTTGGCTTCCTCAAGCGTAACTTCAACGCCTGCTTGGGTCTTGAGGAACATCTGTAACTTCTTGTGCCCGACTCCGTAACCAGCGCCAAGAACAACAGTTTTGCCAACCTGTCGTTGTGTTTTGTCGACTGCATCAGTCGTGACACCGTAAATTTTCGACGCCATGAGTTTGTAGACATCTTGTTTGTCCTTAAAAGCTTGCACCAGATCGTCCTGCCCAGCCAGCCATGCCAGCGTACGAGCTTCGATCTGCGCAGAGTCGCAGTCAATCACAACGTACCCCTCGGGGGCCATGATTGCTTTCTTGATCTTGCCGGCGTTGTTGCCGCGTGATGGGAGGTTCTGCAGGTTTACAGAATCTTGTCCAGACCACCGCCCGGAGTGAGCACCGTAGTAACGAAGAGGTACAGGAAACTTCCCACGGCTAGACATGCCAATAAAGCGTTCCGTACGAGTCTCTTCAAGTGTTGTCTTGTTTCCAAGTCGCGCTTCCACGAGGGCTTGAACTCGCTCATCATCGTGCTCCTGTAAGGCCTTGAAGGCTTCGTCAGTCTTGGCAAACGCATACGCGAGCTTGCCTGTGGTCGGACTGATCTTGGTTGGTGGCGTAACGCCAAGCGACTCAAGCGCTTTGGCAAACTTGTCGTTGGACATCAGCAGCTTCTTGATGCCGTCCATACCCTCGGTGTAGATAGCGTGCACGTACTCCGGGTCTGCGTCCTTGAGCATGTTGTCGCGCACAGCTTCGAGCAGAGCTTGCTTGCGCTCTTTCACGTCAACCAAGTGGGCACGAAGGTGGGGCGCATCGAGGGTTAGCTCAGGCTCAATAAACATGCGCAGGGTCAAGTCGATCAGGCGCAGCTCCAGCTTCGGAAAGCCCATGCCCATGTACATGGTGAACAGCTTGTAGGTTAGCTCCACGTCGTTGATACAGTACATGCCGTAGCGGTGCAGCTCTTCCGGGCCGAAGTCTTTGTACCGTTTACCGATAGCCAGCAGGACTTCCTCGCCCTTGACGCCCACGCCCATACGCTCGGCCTGAGCCTTCAGGCTATGCGACTTCTCATGCGGGAACAGGGCACGTGACATGCCCATGATGTCGACCCACACAGCAGGGCGGATAGCTGAGCGCCACGCCATGATGGCGCCGTCGAACGCAGTGTTCTGCGCCACGACCATAGCATCCGTCCAGTCGAAGTTTCGCAGGTACTGCTCGGCTTGAGGGCGCGGCACCCACACAGTAGGTTCTGCATTGACCTTGATGGCAAAGCCAATCGTCTCATACTGCGGGGAGCGCACGTACTCTTCTGTTGTGATCTTGCTGAGACTGTACTCCCGGTCGTAGTACGTCTCGAAGTCAATCGTCACCACTTTCATTCGGTTGCCCCTACGGACTTGTGCGACACGTAGCTATGGGCATCGAGCGACGACTCACTCATCGTGACGGTATTGAGTGCGGTGCCATAATGCGAGCCGATCTTCTGGGCGTACACATGGGGGGTCTTGTACATGTCTGGTGCGAGCAGTTTGTGGGTAACTTCAGCATCGAACCGCAGGCGGCGCGCGTGGCAGTACGCATCGACCAGCGCGGCTCTCTCTTCCTCAGTAAGGAACCACAGAGGCATGTGGTCTTCGCCTTTAGGTGGGGCACCCGTTGCAAGTGCGGTTAGCTCTTTGCGAATCTCGTTGAACTTCGGGTAGCTGATGGAGCTATCGACCGGCCCAAAGAAATCGTCGGGGTTTGCTTGCAGTTGATCCAAGATGATCGTGACGGCGGGGCTAAATTCACTCATGTACGCTCTCCATGTAGGGGTGGTAGTTACTCTTGGCGGCGTGGATATTCCCCAGTGCCGCGCTTAGGTACTCCAGATTGGTTTCGTTGATGACGAGGGCTAGGCCCCCAGCATCGTCGATTCGTTTTAAGCTTAAAACTTGCAGGGCGGTGGGCTTACCCTTACCGGCCTTGGCTTCGACCCCGATAAACCGCCCATCAAGACAGGCCAGAATATCTGGGGTACCGTTGTTGGCGAACGCGCCACCAATGTAGTTGACGGCGTACGCACCGGCCTCTTTCAAGGCCTTGTGAATCTTGGCTTTGACCTTGGCTTCAGGGGTTGCGGCCATGTGGGTTTCCTTGTATCTCCGCCAGCTTCAGTGCGTAGTGCCGTGCTTTGTTGGCGTCGTCACTGTCCTTCTTGCCTTGGCGCATCGCGTACTTGATGACGTTGCCTTTGAGGAAGCCAACGAACTCGTCGTGCGTGAGCACGGCCTCCATCACAGCCCATGGCTGGATACCCATGTCTTTGTAGTGCTGGCCTCCAACTTGCAGGTCGTCTGCTGTTGTGCCATTGACTCCGTCTTTGATTCCTACTGTCATAAAAGTGCCTCTTCGGTTTGGTTAATCGTTTGTTTCTCTATTGACCGGTGCATCTGCACCAAAATCTTTCCGTCTACTCGGGCGAACGGCCACCATTTCTTTTGTTGGATGAGGGCAGTCACTTGGCGGGGTGACAACGCACCAGACTGCGCTGTACTGGCCCCTTTGCGGGCCTTCCCACCTGTCGATGTAGGTGTCGGGCATGAACTTGAGATACTTGGTGACATTGTGTTTGTCCCTATCAGTAAGCTCTGCCAGTTTGGCAGCGGTGAACCCGTCTGGGTGTGCCCGCAAAAGCGAGCGTAGGTCGCGTACTAAACCTGTTCTCATTTCTCATGCTTGTTCTTGTAGGGTTTGATGGGTGACACGGCGCGAGAGTACACGCCGAACACACGGTACTGGAGCATCTCCTCCTCACGCTTGCGTGAGACACCTTTAAGGAACCCCGGCTCCTCGCCCTTGGCGCGGCGCTTCTCGATCTGGTCAGACTGAATCTGCGCAGTCGTCTTGCCGGTGTCACCTCGTGGGCGGAAGTGGGGGTTGCCCATGAAGATGCTGTCGCGCTTGTGTTTGTGCCACAGGAATGGGGAGTGTTGGTTGCAGTTACAGGTCAAGCTGTCTCTCCTTCTGCTATGCCCCCGGCGATGCGAAACAACAACTGCTTCGCCGCCTTGCGGGAGCGGTAGTCTTCACTGATTTGCTTACGCGACTTTGACGGACGGGGTACGTCTGCCTTGTCACCCACCATGTAGATGCGCGTTTGGTTTCTGCCTACACCCTCCCACATACAGATGTGGATGACGTTGGCTTTGTGCAGGTAGTACGTGTAATCGTACACCGTCAGGATGTGCAGGCCTGTGTCCCGTGCAAGTTCTTGACATGAGCGTGTGCCTTGCATCAGCAGTTGCATCAGCTTTGCATACGTCAGTGCGTTGATCTTGCCGCCACGCTTTGTGACGACGCTACGCCGACCGGTGGGGTCGAGCCGTGTTGTGTTTCTCTTGGTAGTCATTTTGGTTGCTTTGTTTCTAGTATGAACAGTAGATCATCGTATCCGTTTTCAGTGGCGTACTCGTTCCACACTTTACCCATCATGGACGCACACTTCTCAAGCATGTGGATCGAGGCTTCGTGGCGCGGTCTATTTCCATTACGTACAGCGATCTCGTCGCTGCTACGCAACCCATCAGCAAACCCCAACACACGGTTGGCCATTGTGTAGTAGTTCAGTTTCTCTGCGTTCATGTTGTTTCCTTCAGTTGTTGTTTGATGGTCTCTCGTACCTGTGCGATGCGCTTCATGTACGCTATCGCCTGCTTGTCGTCTTGTAGTTGTGCTGCAACAAGCGCATTTGCCTGAATGAAGTGCAAGTCCATCAGGAATCTGTTTATGTCTTGTAGATCGGCTGCTGTCATTTCAAGAACTCCTTGATCTGTTCATACACGCCGTTGCGGGCAGGGTTGTCTGCCTCGAACTTCGTCCATCCGGCATACCGCATCTCGGTTTCAGCGCGGCGCAGTAACTCAATCATCCGTTGCACCTGCGTTTCTGTGTACAAGCCCTCGTCATCGGGTTCGGGCTTTAGCCCAAGATTGGTTTGCCAGTCTTCTTTGCCGTACTCTGCTACGGCTTTCATGTACGACAACTCGCGTATCTTTATCCACGCTACGGGCTTCATGATGCGTACCCCGTTACCAATACATGGTTCTTTGCTTCTTCCAATGCGCCGACAAGTTCAAGTCGGTTCTCGATCTTGGAGCATTTGATTTTGAATTGCCCACTGCCACGGTGGAACATCAGCACAATGACTGCATCAGGCTCCTCGTCAATGGCCTCGTTCAGTGTGGCCTTGGCCGCTACTTTGTACTCATCGAATGTCAGTGATTTCAGTTTGCTCATTGCTTGACCCTCTTGCGGATCAAGTCCGCTGCGTTGTACGGCTCTGCTTCGTCTGCGATCAGGGCACAGGCTTCGTTCTCTTGGGCACGAACCATCTCGGCAAAGCGTTCAATTTCCTCCACAAAGAAAGGCCAGTAATCTTGCTTTGAGTAATCGCCAATTACTTCACGCGCCATCTCAATCACTGTTTTCATGTGTTGCTCCTTGCTCGAATGGCTTGCGCCAAAGTGTCGGCGGTTTTGTGTGACCCCCACTGATTCATCTTCGCGTGCATATCCGCAAGACCATCACACACCTTTGCACACTCCTCACGCTCGTCAGCTATCTCACGCTTCATGTACTCAACAGTCACCGTGTCGTGCTGAGTAGGCTGGTTCTCAGGGTCTGTAAATAGCTGCATCATGGCCCTGCGCTCGTCAGCACGGACAAGCTCGGCAAAGCGCTCAAGGGCCAAGTGATTTGGTATGCAGATGACGCCAAGGTGTTGCATGAACCCCGCTTCTTTTGCCATTTCAAAAACATCTCTCATAACCCCAACTCCTTCAATGCCGCTTGCAGTCCAGCCAATCCACCGACACGCTGATTGTTGATGAAAATCTGAGGCAGTTGACGCACAGTTGGGTGCGCCTTGAGCATCTTCTCAAACTCAAACTCGTCTGTGTCTTGGTGCATCTCGATAAACCCAATGCCTTTGCTTGCCAGTAGGTTCTTTGCTGTTGTGCAGTTAGCACAGCCGAATTTTGTGTAAATGACTACGTTCATTTTGTCAGGCACCTATATTTGTCGTTGTTGATATACCCAAGTTGGCGAGCCGCCTCATGACAAGCGGCTACGCTGGAGAATTCCCCGAGCGGTTTCCAATCTCTGTAGGTTACGATTCTGTCACCAGCCACGATCGCCCAAACAATCAAAATCGTGTTCATGTGTTCTTCTCCTTGAGTTTGGCTTCGATGGCATGGGCAAACCCTTTGAAGTTAAATCTCCAGCCTGCTCCTCTCCCTGTAGAGTTTGCTTCTCGAAGGCTGTCAATCTCCTCATCCGTCAGCCCCACCCATGTGCGCTGTGGTGGTGGGGATGTGTGCTTGATGAAATGCTCGGCAAGTTCTCTGGCTCTGTGCTTGTTGACTCCTTCGCGCACAAGGTTTGCGACAACCATTTCCATCCACGCCACAGGCTCCTGCTGTGCTGGCTGCTCTGCCAGTGCTTCTCGCAGGGCGGTGGCAATGTCACGTTCATCTGCGCCGTCTGCATTTGCGTCAATAAACTCCAGCGCCTGCCTTGCGGCTTTCTCTAAGTCAGTCATTTCTCAATCCTGTTTAGATAACGGTTAATTGCATCCTCATGGGTTGCACCTTCAACCATGACAACATTTCCGCTTAGGTCTGTTCGGACGGGCCAGCGTTTAGTTAGCCCAAGACGCTCTTTGCACTCCCGCAAGCCGAGTTGACCAAGCGTTGCAGCGGAAACGAAAACACCTTGTCCGTCTTTCGTTCCAATGCAAACACTTCCATGCTCCAGCGCCAGCGCCATGCGTGCGGCTTTCTCTAAGCCACTACGTGGCGATAAGTCAGTCATTTGCTTTCTCCTGTTGCTTCGACAATGGCATCACGCAAGAATTGTTCGTGCTCTCTGCCTTTGAGTGCATACAAAGCCCTTCTGCAAGCCTCCAGCAGAGTAGGCGCGGCGGCGATCAGGCGGGCGTCTTCTTCGTTTATGCGCGCAAAATGAATTGGCAGTTCGCCATCCATGCCAATGCCAACACTTGTGCAGACAACCGGGTAGTTGCCTTTGAGTTGAGGGTGCTTCCATTCCGTGTAGATGTTTCTCTCGATGTGCGCCTTGCTGCCGTCTTTGTACGGATGCTTGCGCTCGACAACAATCCACGGCCCCGGTGTGTGCTTGCTCATTTGTTTCTCCTTTCAAGTTTGTCCCAGTGCTCGCCGTAAACGTCCTCAGCCATTGCCCAGTAGAACAACTGGAGGTACATTGATCGCGTGCATGATGGGAGGTCGCTGAACTTACGCGCAAGCTCAAGGTGGCTATCCTTCATGCGTTGCACATAGGTCTCTCTGGTGTCGTCGTTATACGGGACGGTCATCTTTTTCTCGCGGTCTGTTGTCACGATACCCACACCAACATTTCTGGTTTGGCATGAGAATTTTTGGCTGCGCTTTTGGTAGGCGCACAGTGCAATCAGGGCATGGCATACCAAGGCGTTGCCTACGCTCTTTCTTGTAAGCCTTGTACTCGTTGAACAAGTCCCCCATATCACCCATTTTTCTTCTCCTCACATGCGCAATGTCGGCCTTGGTCGCAGTCTCCTGTGCACTCAGTATTCGTTGTGAAGGCAAGCAAGATCGCTATGAGCCTCACGAAAACGAACGCAACAAGGATGGCGATGCAGGCGATACCGACGATGTTCATGAGCGTGTTGTAGATTCCGTAGGTCATAGCGATGAGCCTTTCTTGCACGGCCATGTCTGGTTAAACAGATACTCAATGATGGTCGGCGCAGGCATATGCCGGATGGCAGGTGTATTGACCAAGAAGTTCTTCACCATATCCTGAGCCTGTCCACCAGTCAGCGTGGACGGTGGGCAGTGGTTGGTGCCAGCGCTTGTATCAACCACACCCATGATGTAGCCAAGCGCCAGACCTTGCGTGAACGTGCTGCCGTTAAGATCATCAAGCAGCTTGTTGCCGGTGCGGAACTCTGCGTGTGCGGATGTGCAAGCAAGCAGCGCAACAATGATCGTTTTTTTCATGTGCGGACTCCGTAGGTCATAGCGTTTGCGCTTACTGCGCCCCAAAAATGAGCTTGAGTTTGTCGTACAAAGCACGCGCTTGCACGATGCTCATCGTACTCAAAATTTCGTCAACGGGCGTGTTGCGAATGATCTGCGTGCGAGGAACGACCGGCACGACTGGCGCAACCGGTGCCTCCGGCGCAACGGGCGCCACAACAGCTTTCTTAGCCGCGAGCGTTTGCAGTCGCTTGGCGGTGCGCATCTCATAAGACTTAGCTTTAGCGGCGGCTTCAGCCTGTTTGCGAGCGGTACGCACCGCGTTTGTAGCCGCTGTCATAGCCTTGGGGTCGTACTCTTTGGCGATAGCGTACAAGTACCCGTCCTCAATCCCTACGAGCTTGGCGCGGAGCAACGACGAAACCGTAGCAATCGCAGTTGGCAACGCAATGCCGAAACGTTTAGCGGCAACGTGTGCTTGCTCAGCGCGAGTGAGTGGGGCACCATCCCGAATGGCTTCAAAAATGGTGCGCGAGGCGTTGACTTTTGCGGGTGCAGAAGTTTCAGAAGGCGCAGAAGTTTCAGAAGGCGCAGAAGGCGCAGAAGGCGTCATAGTAGTCTCCGGTTGGGGTTCGTTATCCCATGAGTGGATCAAATTTTTCAGTTGGTCTTGAAGGGTTCCCATACTTTTAACCTTAAAAGTTTTCAGTGCTAAACAATGGATCGTGCTCAGAAAGCACGCGCTCAAGGTCGGGCTTAGTCCACCCTGCGGGCTTGAGAATCTTGCCGTCATCACGACGCACGACCTTGCCGGTCTTCGGGTCTACCTTGGCGAAGTTTGAACGCATGACTTCGTTCCACCCCTCCACCATAGGCCAGCCACGCGAGAGGCCGTAGCCCACCGTGACCACGAGCTTGTCCAAGATGGCATCGAACTCATCTACGTCGTTCGTAGCAACGCGGAACTCATCGTCCTCCTCGTCCATCAGCTTGCGGTACAGCGCCGCTTGCTCGGGGTTGTGCACCGTGGTTGTCTGCCCACACGCACGCATGAAAGCAGCTTGGTCGTGGAACACCGATTGAGGCTGGAGCCGAAGCTCCAAGCGCTCGCTAAGCGCACGCACGATACCGGATTGCCCGTCTGCTTCGCGCAAAAGTTCTTCGTCAGTCAAATTGTCGTAGTTCATACTAGCTCCAAGAATCGCAGAAGGTTGTGGTCTGCGTCAGTTACAAACCACACGATGCAATCGGGTGGCGGTTCATTGGTGTACTTCATGTGCCCACCAACTCGTGATGTAGCCACAATCGCTTGTAGCCATGCAGGTGAACTGTCGATCAGCCCAGTCACCGTGTGCTCAGTGCCGTTACTCCAACAGCGCAAGCGAAACTCGCCAGAGCGTTCTTCGTAGCGGAACTCGTGTTCGTCAGGTGTTGCTTCGTTCAATTCGTGTTTCTTTCTGGTGTACACCATTCGCATGGCGTCGTTGATCTTCCACGAGGGGTCTTCGTTATCTAAGGTAACCTCCCCGAAGAACTGCCCATCACCCCAGTGCTCGGAGTAAGTCCTGCGTATGTCCGAGGGGCTCACTATCATTCGTGTCTTCACTTTGCTCATCTTCTACTCCCCAATCAAACGAACTGAGAATCTGGTCAACTTTCTGTTTGGTAAGGATGCGTGTGCCGTCTTCCTTACGAAGTTCTTCGGGTGTTACGCCGGACAATACGCCCTCCAACTGACGGCGTGCTGACTCAAGCTCAGGGTCATTCGTGATGTTCATCTGGGTCAACAGCTCACACAATTCAAGCGCACCGGTGACCATCGTGTCGTGAAAGCGACGCTTCGTGCCGTCCTCCTCAACCACCAATCGGTCGGACAATCGCTTGAGTGATTCGTACAGGCGTGTCCACGAATCTTGGTTAGCCTGCATCAGCTTGGCATTTAGCTTGCTCTCGTACTGTGCGATCAGGTCGCGTTGTACTTCGCTCTCGATGTCAAGGCGGAAGTCACCTGCAACGGGCAACGGAGTGAACGTCACCTCAAAGCGAAAGCGTTGCTCTACACGGCCACGGCTTGGGTACTCACTGCGATCAAACAGCGTGCCAAGCTGGAAAGCGGCGGCGGCCACGAGCGTGTCGTACTTGTCGAGGAACGCACCCACCAGTCGGTCAAACTCCACACGGTAGCGGTTCATTGCTGACTGGTAGTCCAGCAGGGTCTTGGTCGGGAGCAGGCGGGCGCCTTGGTCGTTCCACGGTAGCGTCAGTCGGTAGTGCTCAGCACGCACACGCGCTTGGAACTTGACCAGCTCGTCGAGCTCTTTGCACTCGGCGAACAGTGACTTGTACACGGAGGCGGCTCGCTTAGAGTTTGCGCCCTTGTTAGCCACGACCTCGGCTTGTGTGGATTTATCTTGCTTGCGACCTGTGTACACAGCGATGTGCAGGTCAACCATCATGGATGAGCGGGCAACGCCCGCAACAATGTTACTCATGTCATTCTCCAAAGTTTTAAGGTTAAAAGTTTCACTCTTGGTTAAGCTTCTTCACAAGGCGCAGGGTGGCGAGGTAGTCGTCGCTCACCGCAGTTAATTGCACCAGTGCGGCGGGGTCAGCCTGCTCGATGAGCAGGTCGTAGTTTTTATCGGAGCCGTGCGAGCCCTTGCCCGTGCCGACCCACTTCTCATGCAGGTACTCAGCGCCATCGAGCATTTGTACAAGCATCGCCACCTTGTTTGCGTCCAGCAGAAAGTTGACGCCGTTGATCTTTACTGAAAATTTCATTGCTTACTCCTCGACCTCGAAGGTCACATCGTTCCATTCGCAGTACGCTTCAAACGATTCCTCGCTCGAAATTTCCTCGTAGTGTTGTTGCAGTTCGCGGTACATCTCGCGCCCTATGCGCTCGCAGTACTCTCTGATCTCGGTCTCAAGATCAGCATCGGATGCCTGCTCTTGGAGTAGCTCGTCCCACGCCTCTTCGCTCAGGTTCTGGAAGATGCCTTGTGGGTATGTGTTGAAGTGGCTCTCCCGATAGTCCACACGCCAGCCACGGCGCTCGTCCTCACCGGTGATGTTCATGTAGCTACCGTCGTCTTGGCACGCAAGGAACAGCGCAGGGTATCGCTCTGCGTAGGTTTGACCCGTCGCACACTCCACAGTCTCCATCCATGTCGCAACGAACACACGCCCAGTAAACGATGCGTAGTCACCTTGTGAGTAGCTGATGCGATAGTGGAGCTCGTCAATGTCGATGCCGTTGCCCTTGTACTTGATCTCGTAGGACTCTTTCACCCAGTCAGTATCGAAGTAGTAGTGGTCTTCGCTCGCCCACTTCTCGTACGCTTTTTGGTACGCACGTGGATCAAGCTCCTTGAGTTGTTGTACGGTTACTTGTGTCATTTTTTGCTCTCCGTTATCACCAGCATGGCGGCGAACGCATCCACTAGGGACTGCCCCTCCGGCACGAGATACATCTCGTTGCGGAACTCATCGGGCCCGTTGCTGTTGTACTTGTGCGTGTGGAAGTCGATCACGTGCCCATTGAGCGCTTCACGAATTGTGAAGTGCCGGGTGCGCCCATCGGGCGGCATGTTTCGTGCAGGGGATTGGGCTACCTCAGACAGCGAGATAGTGTTCGATGCAGGGGGTTGGCTCTCAAGCCCAAAAAGTCTTGCAATGATTCCCATGGTTCACCTCAATTAAAAACAATCTCACGGCGCACATCTATGCGCCACTCTATATCGCCCCACTCACGGCGCTCGGTGTCGTCGTTGTCCTCGCCGATCCGCACAAACTCGATGGCGTACTTGTGGGTATCCGAATCGCCCAGCTCTTCGAGCATCTGCATGAAGCGTTGCACGTCAGGGTAGCTCTCGTACCACTTCACGTCTGTCATGTGGAACCTGAGCTCCCGATGGTCGTCTTCCCATAACGCCTCCCCGCCGAAGTCATCCTCCATCAGCGACTTGTAGGTCGTGCCCATGAGGAGCTTGAGCTTGTTGTACTCATCGTCTAGGGCGGCGCGCAACTCTTCAACGGTATCTGCTTGCCGCGATTCGGGGTAGATGCACACGGCAACGTCACTTCTGTATCCCATGTCGTTCTCCAATCTTTTAAGCTTAAAAGTTACAGCGTATTTCCGCTGTGTACGCTACGCTTGGCTGCTATATACGCGGCGTGCGCTGCCTCTGCGGTGTCAAATAGCCCAAGGTACACGTACTTTTTGTTCACGTTGATACGGGCCTCAAACTTTTGATTACGATGGCGCCATACCACACCGAGCAGCCCTACTGCGTGCCCACTGCGGGCCCTACGCCTATTCTCTGCGTTAAGTTGGTACGTAGCTTCGCGCAAGTTGCAAAGTCGGTTATCTGCACGATCCCCGTTCTTGTGGTCGAGTATGTGCGTAGGCCACACGCCATACGCGTACATCCATGCAAGCCGGTGCGCTTTATAGCCTGTGCCGTCAATGAAGATCTGCACATACCCGTGGCCGTCAACACTACCAGCAGGGCGCCCCTTGTACTCTGGGCGGTATTTAGATGGGTTTCTCCACGTAAATACACCAGTGGACTTGTTGTACCGAAGCCGGAATTTAAGGTGGTCTTGCGTCAGCATACGAATCATCCTACGTGAATGGTTGTTCCAAACGGAGCTACAACATCCGTGCTCATAGCCCACATCACAGGATAGGTAGGGGATTGGCCGTATGGCGTGTACCCATCCGTAAATACGATTGCCGCTTGTGGCGCTATGCGCTCTGATTGTACCCAATCAAATATGCGTGTCAAATCTGTCCCACCCCCGCCCTTGACCTTGAGGTCGTGAACGGAGAACTGCCCATCTTCAAACACTTGATGCCCAGCCACT